GTGAGGTCAGAGACGCGTGCCGCTTTTTTGTGCAATCGGCAAAAAGTTCCGATTGTAGACTACGCAAGTAGGGTATTGACCGGCAAATCTTGCTTGGTCTACTACTGATGCGTGGCAAATCAGAATAAACGGTCATCGTATAGCCAAGTCGCCAAACATTTCGGCGTAAATCCATCTGCGGTGCAGTTTTGGGAGAAAAAAGGCTTTGATCGAGATTGGTCTACAGAGGAGCAGGAAGCATGGCGGAAGGCTTATACAGCGGATCGAATTGTAGAACCTCCGCTAGCAAAGCCAAAACCTAACGAGCCGAAACCGGCAAAGACTGCCGCGCCGCCCGTTGACTACAAAGAGGCGCGAACGGCAAAGCTCCAAAAGGAAATTGAGCGCCTCGATCTCATCATCAAGCGCGAGAAAGGCGAACTTGTGCTGGCCGCTGAAATGCGCGAAACCGCGACCCGCGTGGTGGCCGTTTGGTGCTCAGAACTGGACGCATTAGTTGGCGACCTGCCAGGGCAACTCGCCGGACTGACCGAGGCCGAGATCCAACCGAAGCTCCGAAGCCGGATCGAGCTTCTCAAGGCAAACGCACGGGAGGGCTTTGCCGCTTTATGAACCCCATCGCTGACGGTTCGTGTCTCGGGGTGCGGTTGGCGTACACCGGCGACCCGTTGGATTGGATGGAGGCCAATGTGCGGTTTCCGCACAGCTCGCGCTCCACGCATTTTGACCGGCACACCGCGCCGTGGTGGAATGCAGTCTTTGCCGACTTCGCGGACCCTACCTGTCGCCAGACCTTCGTCCAAGCGTGCACAGGCGCAGGCAAATCGACCGCACTGGAAGCGCTGGTTTGCTGGGCCATTGCGCAACAACCTGGGCCGATGCTGTCAATTACCCAGACCGATGCGACTTCAGCCGAATGGATGGAGACGCGGCTCAAACCGGTCTTGTCAGCGTGCGAACCGCTTCGGGGACTCATGCCATCAAACCGGCATCATGTCAAAAAAGATGGCATTTACTTCCCGCATATGCCATTGATGCTCGGGGGCGCGAACACCAGCAACGCGCAAGAAAAGAGCGTGCAGGTGCTGTTCCTTGACGAATGCTGGCAGTACAGCGACCTCATCACCCAGTTCAAAAAGCGGTTGCACGACAGGTGGAACGGCTACGCGCTGCTGACTAGCCAGAGTTACGAAGAGCCGCACCAACTCACCGAGGAGTGGAGATCCGGCGAAGAGTTCCAGTGGTGCCATAAATGCCCAGGGTGCGAAGAGTGGGTAAAACCGGCGTGGACGGATATAAAGTACGACGAATGCAAAAACGAGCAGGGCGAGTGGAACTGGGGCGCACTCGTCAAAACGGTGCGGCATGAGTGTCCGCACTGCGGGCATGTCACTCCTGACACTACCGCAGCTCGCCGGGGACTTACTCAGCGCAGTGAGTGGCGCAGCGAGGAAAACGACCATGTGGAAGGCTACCGCTCGCGGCGAGTATCGGCTCAGTCCGTGTACTGGATCCGCTGGGCGGACCTCGTCATCCAGTGGTGCCAAGCCTCCGACGCTCGACACCTCGGAGTGTTGCAACCGACCAAAGACTTCCGAATGCAACGGCTCGCGGAACCGTGGAAGCAGGAAGAGGAACTGCCCGCATTGGAACTGGAGGCGAGTGAGTACTGGGTTAACGAGTGGCAAGACGGGCGACCCATGCCGGACGAGGCAGCCAGGGTGATGACCGTGGACTGCCAGCAAGATCACTATTGGGGCATTGTCCGGGTGTGGCTCAAAAACGGGCACTCGCGGTTACTCTGGGCGGGAAAAATCCTGACAGTTGACCAACTGCGGGAGATACAGGTGAGGCTAAAAGTGCCAGACAAGCGATGCCTATTGGATGCTGGGAACAGCTTCCATGGGCGCGTTTACGACACATGCGCAAAGTTTGGGTGGACTGCTCTTATCGGGCGCGCCGAAGACCATTTCACAGTGCGCGGAACTGATGGGAAGCCAATTCGCCGGTATTACTCTGCACCGGATCGCGTGGTGGCACCGACTACACGGGACAACAACGGGAAGCACGTCTTCGTGACGTTCTTTTATTGGGCTTCCGATCCAATCAAAGACATCCTTGCCAACCTCCGCAACACGGGCTCACCAGTCTGGGAGTTTCCACAGGATGCACCGCCCGAGTATGTGCGGCACCTAAACTCAGAACGCAAAAGGGCAACGGTGGACAAGAGGACAAAGAAAACGCGGCTGCGGTGGACTGCGACTGGAAGACCAAACCACCTTTGGGACGCGGAAGCGATGAATGTGCTCACAGCGCAAATCCTCGGAATCCTTCCCGACATGATTTCGACCGCACCGGAGGTTGACGAACCGGCAGCGGCGGAATAATCTGCTGGCTCAACCCTACACCTAAAAAGCGTGAGGGGGGCAAGGCGTAACGACCCGGCCCGCGAGTGCGGTGTCCGGGTTTTTCCTTGTCCCGAAAGGCTTGGATAGATGGCTCCCGACCAAAAGCTCCTGCTCCAAGTGTTTCTCACGCGTGATGTGGCTGAGTTGCGGGCCATCGTCTCCCAAAAGTTTGACCTAGTGTCCGCCGGTAAAAGCTCTCTGGTGTCCAGCTCCATTGACGGAGCTTCTTTTCAGTTCAATGTGGGCGGCACGCTTTCACCATTGGATGTGATGATGCTGGCGCAGCAGGCTTTGAATTACAAAACGGCTGGAATCAACGGGCCAGTGCGCCGCACACAAGCGTTTTTTGTATGAGCCTTTTTGACAGACTCAAGAATCTGATGGGTTTTAAAACGCCAAAGGTCCAAGGGGCTTACGATTCCTACCGTCGGCAGCGGCTTATTGAGGGCGGCGTATGGGGCGAACCGTACTGGAGGACACACACACAGAGCATTTCCAAGGAGCTCAATGTTTCAGAGTGGCGCACTCTAAATTCGGCGGCGCGGAAACTTTATTGGAACAACGGACTCGTCAACGCCGCGATCGATCAAAAGTCGATGCTATCCATTGGAATGGCGATGCGACCGATTTTTGTCGGCGAAGACAAGGAGTGGGGCAAAAAAGCCGAAGCGGTGTTGCTCGACTGGTTCCAGATTGCGTACATCGACGGAAAAAGCTGGTGGGAAGGGCTACGATTGGAATCCACCGCAATCGACCGTGAAGGCGACCTGCTCACAATCCTGACCACAGCGGCGAGCGGTTACCCACAATTGCAACAGGTGCCGTGGCATCAGATTGGCAGCCGGATTGATGACGGCATCTTGCAGTCTGGCCGGTATCGTGGACTGCGGATCTACAACGGCGTGATTCTTTCCAAGACAAACCGAGCCGTGGCCTACCGCGTGCTCGGTGAGGCATTGGACGGTTCCGAAGACAGAGACATCCCGGTGCAGTCCGCCATGCTGACAATGGACCCGCGCGAGGTTGACCAAGTGCGCGGCATCTCAGCATTCGCTCCAGCGATTCGCGATTTATTGAGCCTCAAAGATCTTGGCGACGACATCCAGTCCGCTTCCCGAATGGCTGCAAAGATTGGCCTTTTGGTTACCAACCAACAGGGCATGGCTGACGCTTCCGACGCCTATCAAGCGTTGTCTGACAATGTCATTCCAAATTGCGCGCCGGGATTGCGCATTACGCCGATGGCAGGAGGTCGCATCGAGTATCTCCAAGCAAACGCCGGTGAAGCGATCGAACAAATTGACGCCAAGATTCCAACAGAAGCGCAGGACCGTTTGCAGGAACGACTCATCCGCAACGCTTTGCTAGCCGCTCAATGGCCGCCGGAGTTTGGTTGGGACATGAGCAAACTGGGCGGCGCGTCCGCCCGCATCGTGTTGGAACAGGTCAATCGGATCACTTCCGAGCGTCATGCTTATCTGGCCGCGTTCTGTAAACGGCGGTGCGCGTTTGCCGTGGCTCGTTTTGTGGAAATGGGCATCCTCCCGGAGTATCGGGGAACCGATCGGAACCGGGGCGGGGCGTATCAATTCAGGTTCACCGAACCGGCAAGGCTCACCGCCGATTCCGGCTACGCTTCCCGCGATGCCATTGAGGCGTACCGTGCCGGGATGCGATCAATGACCGACATTCTCGCAAGCGGCTCCAAAACTCTGGAAGAGCACTTGGACGAAGTGGAGCGCGAGGAACTCGAAATAAAAAAGCGCGTCGAACGCTCGGGCCTAACGCGCGATGTGTTTGGGCTTTTGACCCCCAACGGCAATCCTGCCACATCCGTTTCTACCGAATGAAATTTCAACGCATCATCGAGCAAGTCTTTTACCGCCCCTGGCTCATAACTCCCGGCGGCTACGCAGCCGTCCGCAAGTTGGTGGAAGCACGCTTGGTGCGCGCAAACGGGGACGAGTACGAAGGGATGATGAAGTCCCAGCGCGAACCAATGGAGATCGACGGGCAAGGCATTGCGCACATCTGCATTGAGGGCACGCTGGCAAAAGGGATCAGCGCCATCGAGGCGTGCTGCGGTGTTTGGGACTACGAGTGGGTTGCAGAGGATTTGGAGTCCGCCATGGAGGCGAATGTGCGCGGCGTCCTGTTGGAAATTAATTCTCCCGGTGGAAGTTGCTCGGGGTGCTCGGAGATCACCGACCTCATTCAGTTTTTGAAGGTTCCGATCGTGGCCTATTCCGACGACACCGCTTGCAGCGCGGCGTACAACATCGCCGTGAGTTGCGACAAGGTGTTCGGCTCTATCGGCTCAACATGGGGAAGCATCGGAACTATCATCCCGTGGGTTGACCAATCCGCAATGTACGAGGAAGAGGGGCTCAAGTGGGAACCGATCACCTCTGGTCCGCTGAAAGGCGCAGGCATGGGACCGTCCCTGACACCGGCGCAACGCGCAAGCCTGCAACAGCTTGTGGATGACAGTTTCGCACAGTTCCGCGACAATGTGTTGCGCAACCGGCTAGTCGCTGACGAGTACATGACAGGCGCAGCTTATTTGGCTCCTCGTGCAAAAGCGGCAAATTTGATTGACGGCATCGGAAATCAGGAACTTGCCTACGCTGCGCTTTTGGCTATGCTGTAGCCGTTCGTTGTTCATTTGTTTGGTTCATTCAGACCCCCTTCCGGTTGTCCCGGGAGGGGGTTTTGCTTGTCCCGATTCTTAAGGGTGCATGGATCTTCCTACGACCCTCACCGATGCGCTGGCCGCGCTTTCTGCCGCCCAGGCAGATGTGGCGGCGCTTAACGCTCTCAGCGCCGAGCACAGCGCGCTGGTGGCTCAATTTGACCTTCTTAAGGCTCAGTCCGCTGACCTGTCTGCGGCGCTGGACAAGTCGCACGCCGAAAAGCTCGAACTTGCCAAGCAGCTCGACGCCGTGAAGGCCGCCGAAGCTGACGCTGCGGCAAAAGCCAACGCGATTGTGGCAAATCTGGGCGTGGCTCCGGTTGCGATTCAGTCCGAACAGATCACCGCGACCAAGACGGTCACCGAGCTTTGGGCAGAATACAACAGCCTGCCCATTGAGGCTCGGAACGAATTTTACGCGCAGCACAAAGCTGTGCTGAAGCTCAGTTAGTTAACCCCACACACACAACACTATGCCTAACACCATCGCGGGGGTTAACCTCGCAGCCATCGCACAGGAGTCATTGCCCGCTCTCCAGCACCTTTTTGCGCCGCTGAACGGCATCACGGTAGATTTCTCTTCGGACATCTCCGCTGCCGGTGCTTCCGTCACGACCCGTTACCCCGTCCGCCCGACGGCTGTGGATCTGTCCAGCGGCTACAGCCCGCAGGGAGTTGAGACCGTCGCCAAGACCATCACGCTTTCCAATTTCTACGGCTTCCCTTACGGGTTCACCGATTTGGAGCGTTCCAAGTCCGCGATCGATCTCAACCAGCTTTTTGTCGAACCTGCCATGCAGGCTACCGGCAAAAAGGTGTTTTCTGACCTGTGGGATCTGGTGACATCCAGCAATTTCAACAGCGTCGGCATCAACGCTGGCAACTTTAACCGCGACGACCTTGCTGACCTTCGCGCGTCTTTGAACGCTGCTGGCGCTCCCCAGCAAGGCCGCGCCGTTGTGCTCAACCCGACCTACTTTGCGAGCCTCGTGAAGAGCTTGAACAGCGCGGAATTCCCCGGCTTCATTCGTGAAAAGACCGAAGGCTTCATTCCCCGCGTTGCTGGGTTTGATGTTTACGAGTCCGACCTCGCTGACACCAACGGGCAGGGATTGGGCGGTTTCGCTTTCCACAAATCCGCGCTCCTTATGGCTGCCCGCCGCGTTGATGCTTCCGGCGCGCAACAGATGGGCACTGAAGTTGCCGATGTGGTTGTGCCTGGCTTGAACTTGCCGATCCAGTTCCGCCGCTTTTACGACAACCTCGGCGGTTCTTTGAACTATGTGATGGGTGTCCTATACGGCGTCCAGGCGGGCCGCACCGAAATGGGCATCCGCATTGTCGCTGAGTAGTCCTCCCCCTAAACTGAAGGGCGGGTGGCAATTCCGCTACCCGCCCTTTTGTACATCCGAGTATGTCAAAACCGATTACTGTCATTTTGCAGGGGCAAGAGATTCTTGCCAGCTTCACCGATTACGATTCCGCTGTCCGCGAGTTCCGGGCGCTAAGTCCTGACAAGGGAGAGCTTTCGCTTCATGTGCTTAACCGTCCCGACAGAAAAAAAGGCCGCCCTTTGGTGGTTCAGAATGTTCAGCCGCCGCCGCGCCCAGCTTCTAAGCGCAACAAAGAAAGCCTGATTTAATGTCTGACTGGACCGACATAACCGCAACAGCACTTGGTGACGCTCTCGGCTACATGCAAGCCGACAGCGTGACCTACCAAGGCGTTACTGCGGATTGTGTGGCTACCGAGAAAACATCCGACCTGCTCGCCATGGGCGGGTTTGAGCAGCATTTTGCTGGTTTTGTGCGCGTTGCAAAGGCTGGCTTTCCCGAACCCGTAAAAGGCACGAAGCTCTTCGTAAACGGCACCGAGCGGCGCATCACGAGCTGGGACGAAGATCCGGTTTCGTGGAAAATCTATCTGGAGGACATCAGCCGATGATCGACGGTGTCTTTTCTGCCGCAGTCCAAGACGCTCTGGCGCTGGCGCTTCCGGGCGTGTACATCGGTGAGCCGCAGGACGACCAATCCATTCCTGGCAAATCCGTGCTGATGGAGTTGCAAAGTGACATTGTTGTGGGCAGCCCGCTCCAGCGTGGCACGCTGACGCTTAATGTAATTTCGCAGGCTGACGACTACACAAAAGCCGAGCAGGCCGCTTTTGCCACCGAAGTGGATGCCGCAATGCGCTCTCTGGTGCTGGTTTCCAACGCCGTGCAACTCTACGGAGTTGTCGCACAATCCACCGACAATCTCCGCGAGGAACGCCATTGGCGCACTTCCATGCCCTACATCGTGGGCTTCGGCCCAAAACCATAAAATACTATGCCTGTATCATTTGGAGCAATTGATTTTGGAGTGACCGCACCAAGCGGTTACCTGCAAGAGTCGTCGCAAGAGACTGCTGTTGAGCTTGCAACAATCCGTGATGCCGATGGGCAAACGGTTGTAGTGCAAGCCAAGCCACGCAGCACAACCACGACCACGGTCAAAACTAAAGGAGAAGCCTCTTTGTTGGCCGTTCCGGAAGGCAACTTTACCGGCGCAAAACTTACGGGCTCAAAGGTTTCGCAAACCAACGACGACTTCTCCACAGCCGAAGCAACTTACACTTTGTTCGAATAACTATGGCTACTTTCGGCATCTCCATTGTAACGGCTTCGGGCTCAATCGTTGAATCGGTTGACCTTGAAATGAAAGGTGAGTTCAAACAGCTTATCAACTCGCTCGGACAGCATTCTGAAGCCAAGACTTACGACACGACTTATTCTGTAAGCGTCAAAGGCAAAGGGGACACCTGTCCATTTGATGTTGGCGAATTAATCACGGGAGTCACCGGAACAAGCGGTAAAGGGCTTTGGACAAATGTAACGCTTGACTCAAAGAACGACGACTACCGTGGCTGGGCAGCGACCGGCACGATCTACAAAAACGCTAGCTAGACACTAACTTATGCGCCTCCGATTACTTGAGGATTCCGAAGCTCCTGGTAAGAGCTTCAACACTGACATCATCGCCGCCTGGTTAACCTCAGGCGGAGCACTCATCGAGCGTGGTGGCTTTCAGCACTTCGTCGACGAGACCGGCAAGCCGCATGTGCGGTGGATCGTAAACTGCGATGTGCTCGCCAAAATTGACGGCGAATCCATTGATTTTGATGAGTTTCGCAAACGGTTTGAAGACCTCGACTGGTGCAAAGCGCATCCAGACTCGGACATCTCGTGGATGCGCGGATACCGGGACAACGCACGGGATCTCAAGCGGTTTGCACGCTCATCCGCCGTGGGCATCAGCCGCAAAGACGGACGGTCATTTGGCGTGGTCTATCCAGATTCGCCGGAATGGCTTAAACAGGAGTTCGCCGCCCGATTTGCATGAACCCGTTTTTTCTCAAAAACACGATCATTGGGCCGTTGGAGTTGCGTCCGTGGACGGTAACAACGCAACTTGCCATAACCGAACTTGAATTGGCAAAACGCACCGACCAAGAGCAAGTAATTGCGTGCGCGTGGCTGCAGAGTCGCGAGCCGGAAGAGGTCGAACAGGCCATCTCCGACAAGACCGCGCTCAAAGCCATCAAGGCCTTTACGCGGGCTTTTCCGCTGGCACTTGCAAAGCCGGTGGCGGAATGGTGCCGAGCGCAAGCTGAAGCCGTGGAAGAGGGCCGCGTGGAAGTTATACCGCAACCCGGAGGACGAACGGACGCGCCAAAAAACTAACAGCGCCAGGCTGGGGTGAGTCGTTCATCCTGGTGCTGGCGCGAGAAACCGGATGGACGCTGGACTACATTCAACGCAAAGCACCGCTGGCAATGCTGTTGCGTGTGTACCACGCCGCGATCTGGGGGAATGGTGCATGGACTACCAAGCGCAAACAAGTGGCATTGGACGGCCTATTTGTGACGCCGCAGCAACCGGAGGACGAGGACGATGAGTGAAGCGATCCGAGTGACCACAGATTTTGGCGCGAATGAGGCACGGTTTAATCGTTATTTGCAGCAAACTATCCAGATTAGCCGGTTGACCTCTGAACAGGTGGTGCGGCGCGAGGCTGGACGACTCGTAAAATGGGCGATTGCCTACACGCCGCCAATGGCCAATCGTTCCTATGCCAAGGGGTTTTCCGCGTCAAAACGCGCCATCCGTGGCAGCCTCAAATTAGCGTTGACAGCGCGCAACGCGGAAAGCATAGCCAGAGGGCTGGAACGCACTCGCAACCAAGACCGGCGCAACCAATACAGATTGATACAGCAGCAACTGGAAGCCTCTCCTGAGTCAGTGGTGCGGTTTATTAAGCAAAATCAAAAACCGAGCAAAAAGTACCCGCAGAACGGGCCGAAGCATTTTGTGACTGTTGAGACCCGCAAGCGTGTTTTTGCACTGCTGGAAAAAACTATTGGCGCAACTGCGGCAGGCTGGGTGACTGCGGCAAGAGCACTGTCGGTGCGCGGAGTGCCGGATTGGATTACTCGGTGGTCGTCTCGAAACAACGGCAGCAGTCAAATTGTGGTCAGAGGCAACACGGTTGAATTTAAGGCGCGCAACCCCAACCGGCACAGTGATTCTCGGCGCATTCAACGGTTTCTTGACCAAGCGTATTTTCGGGCAGCCAACAACATGAGATCGCAGCTTACTGCGGCGATCGCAAACGGCGTGTTTACGCGGCAACAGATTTTCGGGAGATAAACCATGGCTAACAACATCCAGATCGGGGCAGACACAAGCGGCTTTGTTGCAGGGATTAACCGTGCTCAAGCGTCGATGCGCGGGCTCGGAGCGACGATCCAAACGATGCAGCAAACCAGCGGAAGCTCTTTTTTAGACAACATTATTGGAGCAAACCCCGGGCTGGCTGTTTTAAATTTTGCACTAGAAGCCATAAAATTTTCTGCCAAAGAATTTTATGAAGCTTTGCAGTTTGGTGGAAAATTGGTTGACCTAGCACGGCAAACAGGAGTGGCGGTTGACAAACTGATGGAGCTCCAACTTGCTTTTGAGCAAATCGGGATGACCGGCAACGATGTGCAGCCGGTGTTGGCAAAGTTGCAGAGAAGCATTTCGGAAGCCGCGAGTGGTTCAGTTGAAGCCGCTCAAAAATTTAAAATGATTGGGATCTCAATGGATGAGATCAAGGGGCTTTCGGCTGATGAGCAATTCCTGAAAGTGGGAGATGCCATAAATAAAATTGAAAATCCAGCGCAACGGGCTGCAATGGCGATGCAGCTTTTTGAAGAGAACGGCACCAAGTTGCTGGCAATCTTTGCTGCGGGCGGGCTCGAAGATGTCCGGGCTGCACTAGGGACTCAATCTGCGTTGCTTGTTGAAAACGCGGGTGTTTTTAAGCGCGCAGCCAATGTATTGGACACCGCTAGCGTAAAGGTACGGGGGCTTTTTGTTGGGGTAGCTTCCGAAATAGTGCCGCAAATCATGGGCGCAGTTGATGCATTAAACAGCATTGACCTTGCACCAATTGGGCAAGCGTTTGGTAACGCTGTTGCGTTCTGGATCAACTATTTCCAAAACTTTGGAACGACCGGCGACTTAATTTACAACACGCTAAAACTCGCTTTTCAGAGTGCTATTAACTTTTTTGGTGAAAATTTGCGCGTCAACATTGCCACCGCTGCGGCTGACATAAAAAATACTTTTTCCGGTGAAACTGTCAGAAACAAAGCAATTCAACAGGCTGAAATTGAAGCACGAACAAAAAGCCCAATAATTGACACCACGGAAACCGAAGCACGCATCCAAGCGGCATCCGATGCCATTGAATTTAGCAAACAAGCAACGGCGGCGGCGGCCCGTGAAAAATACGGCACGCCGATGCCGGGAGAATCTGGCGCTGGCTACATTCCAAAACCAATGGAATCCGGAATTCTTGGAATGCCAGACATTTCCAGCTTGCAACGGGTCGGCGGTGGTTCTGCTTTGCTTTCCGGCGGCCAAGACAACTCACCGGCCTACCAGTCCGTTCGCATTCAAGAGGACATTCGCACTTACATCAAGCAGCTCATTGATGTAGTAAAACAGGGCGGACAAGACTACCAAATTGCACCGGCTCAATCTGGAAGCATGGTGTTAACTGCTTAAAATTATGCCACTTACTGAAACGCAAATCGAAGTAAGTAAAGACCCAACTGGGTTAATTACACGCACGACAACCAAGCAAACGCTTGGAGGTTGGGAAGACCCATCTGCTGATTGCCGTTCGTACCGTGTCACACAAACTGATGGAGTTGTTACTGTTGTTGAAGAATTTGTCGATGACATGCCTGTGGTTTACGCCATCGATGTATCGACGACACAAGAGCCGGTTGAGTCGCATCCTTACTTTGCAACCTTGTCGCAAAAAAACCGACAGGACTGGGCAATGTGGAAGCAAAATCCAACCAACCCAGAGTTAAACGGATGGCAACCATCCGATGAAACCGGAGAGGTGTTTTCTACTTTGTACGCTCTTTGGCTTAAAGGCATTACAAACTATTTTGCGCCGCGAATTGTGATTAAATCCACAACTTTGGAAAATGAAGAGCCAAACGCGTCTGATGTTGGCATTATTTCCAACACCGGGTACGGCGGAGATACTGGGTCTGTAAACTTTATTTTGACAGGGCTTTCTGGCCAGCAAGAAGGCGCAAAGTGGCGCGTGACACGAGAATATTTGGGCAGCGCACGCGGCAGTAACTGGGAAGCAGTACTTTACACTTAAAATGGATCTTCCAGCCTTTCGTCGTGGCCTTGAGCTTGTATCGGCAGACCTAAACAAATTAGCAAACGCAATCCGCGCGGCATCAGTCACTTCGGTGATTGGAGGAACTTTTACCCGCACACCAGGAGGAACCACGATTGTGGTCAGCGATCAGGTGCGCGGCGGAGGAAGCGGTGGAGGAGCAAAATGCTGGTTCAAGCTCAGCGATGCAACGGAAGGTGAAACAATTAAAATTGAGATCCAGCAAGATCAAATTGCTGGCCGTTACCCGGAAGGGATGGGGCTTGGATTCCCCGCGTTTAAAATTACGATAAATTCCAATACTTACTTTTACATTTCTGTAAAATACAACACGACTACGCTAGAAATTGATCCGGCGTCCGACGCAATTCAAATAGTTGATTCTGATGCGCTAAAACAAGCCACGACCAACACAATCTACATTTTGATAGGAACCGTTGTGGTTGAGGCTGGAAAGGTTAAAACCATCGATAATATTTGCGATCGTCCTATCCCAGATCCTTGCGGACTGGCTTGGGGTTCTCCGCCATCGCCATGAATTGTTACGAATGGCGAAAACAGATAAATTGCACTATCAGCGTGCAAGTAGAACTCAATCTTTCGTTTCCAAACTACACGGAAACCGGAAGCCACACTTTTGAGCACGATGCTATTTACACGGCATGGACACACCGGGAATTGCAATGCGAAGGTGGACCTTTAAGCTATCAGCCTGCGTGGGTTCTTCGCGGCGATAATTTGTGTGAAGGTCGGGCTGTTTTGGTTGGGTTGTTGACGCAAAAAGACACAATGACTGTGACCCAAGTCATTGATGGCGTTACAAGCACATACCAAGCTGGACTTTATTTTCAACGGAGGACGATTGGCGAGCTTTGGGAGACCACAACAAGTTTGTTGCCACAATCGCCATATCCCGATTGGGAGTTGGATCCGTTTTCGACAGCGGGAAAAAATGTCATCGATAGTTTTCTTGGCAAAAATCTGTATGCCGGAATTTATGATGTGGCGTTTGAGCCGCCGCCATCATCTGAGGGGTTTCCGAGCGCGCCTGTAGGTTTTAAATGGCTTAAGGATGGAGAGTCCGGCGAAAATACGGAATACGGACTGCAAATGAGTCTTAGTGTTCAAGTCTTACTGCCATGATCCCGCGATGGATGGCTGACAAACGATCGCAAATGTGCTTAAACTGCGACCAATACGGCGGGTGTCCTGGCAGATGGACCATCTTGCAAGACAAGCCGGAATGCCCGCTTGGTAAACTGCCAAGCAAGGACAACGAAATCGCCGCTCGTGCGTGGCCAGACGGTGCCGAGCAGGTCAGCGGGTGCTGCGATTCTGCGGAAAACTACTTGTCCCGAACCCCCAGAGTGTAATGGTCGCCGTCCAGACAAGCTCAACCATCCAGCGTGGCACCGACTGGGATTTTTCTTTCCAGTTGCAGCAAGATGGACCGTGCTCGGAGTACACCGACCTCACAGACTGGTTTGTCGGCGTGACACTCAAGACCGCTGCCGGTGCGGCGCTGACGACCCCAAGTATCGTGCGACCAACGCCGGATGTGGTGTCGCTGCGGCTGACAAACGCACAAACCGCACTTTTTTCCGCTCAATTCGGCGCGCAGTTGACCGTCAATGTTCAGCGTCCCGACGGCTGGGATATCCGGCTTATCGAGGCGCGTGTTACCATCTCCTAGACCATGAGTTGCAATTCAACCTGTGGCCCGCTGGTGGTCACTCTTCTAACAGGCGCTCCCGGTGCAACTGGCCCGCAAGGCCCGCAAGGCCCGCAAGGCCCGCCCGGCTCGTTGACCAGCGTGACCGGCGATCTTTCGCTCGCAACCGGCGGCGGCGGTACGGTGGCAACCGTCACCGGCATTCGCGGCAAGACTGTTTCGGCAACCGCACCAACAGCAAATCAAATTTTCCAGTACAACGGCACCCAATGGGTGCCAGTAGACTTTACCGCAGGCACTTACTAACTCACGACCATGGCATTTCCGATCATCCCCATTCGCAACGCAGTCACGACTTCTCCCGACGCGCCTTTGGCTGGCTCCTTGCAGCTCGCAGAGTTGGCCGTCAACACGCAGAGTGGAAAGCTCTACATGAAGGGCAATTCGGGTGTGGTTGAGATCGGCGGAGGCACCGCAAACGCTCTTACCACCAACGACCTTTCGAGGCTGGCCGAGGCAAACAAGGTGCCGCAGTTGACGAGCGCCGGGTTGATCTCCAGTTACCAAATTGCGAACCTTACAACCGCACAGATCGGCGCGTTGACGACTTCCGCGATTGCTGGGTTGATCCCGCAGTTGGGCAGCGACGGCAAGATTTCTTCGTTGCAGTTGCCGCCTTCGATGGTTGGCGCGCTAGTCTACAAAGGCGCATGGACGGTTAACACTTCTCCGGTGATCGCTTCCGGTGGTGTTGTCGGGTCCGGCACGGCTGCCAAAGGCGACTACTATGTCGCATCTAACAGTGCTACACTTTCGCCAGCAATCGACGGGCAGACGGTTGTGCAAGCTGGTGACCTCATCGCTTATAACGGCACGACTTGGGACTTCATCGACGGCGCAAAATCCGAGGTGCGGACCGTCAATTCTGTTTCTCCTACGGCAGCGGGGAATGTGGTGTTGACCCCGGCAGACATTGGCGCTGTCAGCACCGCGCAGTTGACGCAGTTGGCGACCGCTGGCGGAGTTCCTCAACTCAACGGCAGCGGGTTCCTTTCGACCGCTCAACTCCAGATTGCCAGCACCTCACAATTGGGCGTTTTGAGCGTTGACCCGATTGCCAGCAACTCGCTGTTTGTTAGCTCTGCGGGGGCCGCGAAGATAATTCCTGGCACCTCGACGGTGGTGGGGGGCATCAAATCCTCCGCATCTATCGAAATCGCCGGAGACGGCACGGCAACCGTAGCAAGCGCAGGCACTTACTAAGTCATGGCTTTTCCGATTATTCCCAAAAAACGAAGCGGCTCGGCTGGGTATCCCAGCACGCTTGCCGTTGGTGAGCTTGCAGTAAATACCTTGAACGGTGAGCTTTACCTTGGGGGTGACTCAGCCGTGATGTTGCTCAATGGTCCCGTTGTCGCTGGGTCAACGGTGACCGAGCACACCGGAGATGGCACAACTACGGCGTTTGCATTTGCGGGTTACAACGGCACCGATGACGGCGGGTATTTGGTGAGCGTTGGCGGCATTGATCAGCCTCCGAGCAAGTACGCAATCACCTCGACCGCAGGCGGTACAATCACATTCGTGGAGGCTCCGGTTGCCGGTGAGTTGATCTCTATCCGCGCTCTGGTTGCCGGTTCCGGAGGTGGCGGCGGCAGCGGGGATGCGACCTCGCTGCAAGGCCGCGACATTGCAACAACGGCCCCAACTAACGGGCAGGTGTTGGCGTGGAACGCGACAACTTCCAAGTGGGAACCAACCTCAATAAATGGCAGCGTAACTTTTAACACCGCCGGTACGCACGAATGGGTCGTACCGGCTTGGGTGCGGTGGGTTTATGTAAACGGCGCTGCTGGAAATGGTACGGCTGGCACAAACGGTACAAACGGTCAAAATGGAACTACAGGAGAAAACGCTTACCAAGACGGGGAAGGCAATTGGGTTCCCGCAACAACCGGCGCTAACGGTGCGGATGGATCTGACGGGGTTGACGGGGAGGTTGGAGCAGATCTTACCGTTTCAGCTTTAAGCATTTCACTTGCTGGCGGTGCCGCAGGAGCGAAAGGGCTTAAGGGCTACGGTGGAGGTGGATCGGGCGGAGGGGGAGTATCAACTAGCGGAATTGCTGGCGCTGATGGGGCGGCAGGCAACGGTCCATTCCCGGGCGGAGGCGGATTATTTACTGGACCGGCTGGCGCTGCTGGCGGAGGAAATGCAACCGCAGGAGATGGAGTAACCGGCGGAGTGGGGGATGAAGGTGGAGGGAACGGCGGGTCTAATTTCTACGGCGGATTTGGCGGCGGCGGTGGATATCAACGAAGCGGCGGAGGCGGCGGCTCAGGTGGACTTGATTCTAATGGCAATCCGGGATATGGCGGCACGGCGACACTTGGTGGAAACGGAGGAAATGGCGAAATTATCGCACAAACCGTTGACCTATCCGCAGTTGCAGGCACAACTATTTCAATCGTGATCGGTACTGGAGCCGGATCACCTTCAATCACTTTTACTTACTGACATGCCTCTTAATTCTCCCATCCTCTCCGGCGACATCTCCGGCGGGCTGCACTCGACCAGCGTCGACAAAATCAAAGGTTCTGTGGTCTCGGGCACGGCACCAGTGACTGGGCAAACGCTGGTATGGGATGGCTCGCAATGGGCACCGGCAACAACTCAAGGCGGCGGCGGTGGCGCTAACGGGCTGACCTACTATCTGCGGCAGGATGTTGATGCTGACGCTCCGACGACTAACCTTCCCGGCACGCCCAAGCAACTCGGGCGCAGCGGCGCAACCGGCGCAACAAGCATCACGAGCGGCACGCTGACTACAGGCGTTTGGACGCTGCTCGGCGGGTATGTCTCCGAAGCGGTCCCGATTGATCCGAACATTACTGCCATTCCCGGCGGGATCTGGGACTTCAACTTGTGGGCCTACGGCACAGCCAACGCCAACGCTGGCACGGTCATTCGTGCGCTGGTCTATGTTTACAATGGTGCAGACGCGCCGACTCTAATTGCCACTTCCGGCGAGCAAGTGATCAATAATGTTTCTGCGCAATTTTCGCTTTCGGTGCTTGTGCCGCAAACGACCGTGACGCTGACAGATCGGATCTATGTCGCCGTGGAGGTTAAGGCATCGGCAAGCAACCACACCGCCACGCTACAGTTTGGCGACGGACAACCGAGCCATGTTCACACTAGCCTGCCGCTTGTGGGCGGCACGGGACTTTGGAAAAATGTGGCTGGCGTGCTGCAATCGCCTGCGAGCCTGCTAGTGAATGCTGACGTGGATTCAGCGGCGGCGATCGCGCAAAGCAAGATTGCCAATCTCACGACGGACCTCGGCAATAAAGCAGGGACGGCTCAAGTAGATGTTTACGCGACGACTGGAACATTTACATGGACCAAACCAGCAGGCGCAAAAACAGTCACGGCATACGTCATCGCGGGTGGAGGTGGCGGTGGGTCTGGGCGTGCAAGTGCTTCTGGGACTGCTGCTGGAGGAGGAGGTGGTGGCGGTGGATCTGCCCGCACATTTGTCATTATTGACGCAGCATTTTTGGGCGCGACCGAAACAGTGACAGTTGGATCTGGAGGTCTTGGAGCTATTGCTAGAGCTGTTGGGCAGGACGGGCTTGCCGGTGGAAACGGAAATCCATCAAGTTTCGGACTTTGGGCGAGCGCAAGCCAAGGCGGAGGCGGCGGAGCTGGAACAGCAACAGGAGGAGGTTCTGCGGGCGCTCAAGGATCGAGAGGATTGTTTGCCGGTGCCGCTGGCGGTCTTGGGTCTGCAACTTTTGGAATTGGCGGCAACGGCAACGCGAGCAGTTCATGCCCTAGCGGTGGCGCAGGTGGTGGAGTGACTGCTGGATCGCCGGGCGTCGCCTCAAGCGGAGGCACTGGCGGCTTTCAGTTCCTTTATAATGGATCTGCTCAAAGCGCTACTCCAGCAAACACTTCCGGCGTAAGCGTCCCTGTAAATCTTCCTTACGGTGGCGCAGGTGGGGGTGGTGGCAGCGCCAGCGCATCTGCTGCCGCAAGCGCTGGTGGTAACGCTGGAAATTACGGGGCCGGTGGAGGTGGAGGAGGTGCCGGGCAGGGATTCAACTCAGGCGCAGGTGGCAACGGTGGCCAAGGAATTGTGGTTGTGATCACCCATTTCTGATGAGTTTTATTTCCAAACTTCTCCCCACAATCGGCAGTCTCCTTGGTGGCCCGCTCGGCGGAGCTGCCGTGGAGGCTGCCGCTGGGGCGTTGGGAATCGTGATCGTGATTACTTACTTCTAATGACACAACTCCTCGACCTCATCGCCCAGCAAGCAGCCGCGCAGGGACTTTCCATGGCGCTTACGCTGGCGGCGGTTTGGTATCTTAACGGCAAAATCAAGGAGTGCGAGGCAGATCGCAAAGCACTCTGGGAGCGACTTTTTGAACACAACGAACATGAAACAGACTCTGACAAATTACGCTAGACAGCCTTCGACTTGGCTCGGGCTTGCAAAACTTGGTGCCGCACTCGGGTTTTATTCAGCGGGCGTCGGTAACACGACCGTGGACGCAATCCTCGGCATCTTTGGCGTGATTGATGTAATCCGCAACGAGCGCGGGCAGAAGCCTCTCCTATGACCGTCCTTCCCGTGCCGGTGATCCCGGATCTCCAAGCGCGCTACCTCGGCGCAACTCCTCCAGCAGGGCTGCAAGTGCTCGCCTCGGTTAAGCGTGTGTTGCCACCTGCGGGGACGGACGGCGTTGGACTGCCGCCTAGCCGCATCACGCCGTACTCAGGCATTTACGACAAGGACGGCAGGCTTCCGCGAGTGCCGGGACCAGGCACCACATTTTTGGCGCGCGTCTAAACCGCATGGCAAACATCACCCGCTCGTGGAAGCGGTTTCTGGCCGTCGGGTGTTCGCACGGACACCACGCCGATCAGCAGTTACTTACCAAAGTTCTGGCGTTTAAGAAACGCTGGAAACCGCATTTGACGATGCACTTGGGGGATGCTATTGACCTCGCGTGTTTGCGTGCTGGCGCAGCCGGTACCGCAGACGATGCAGTTAATCCCGAGTCTGACCTTAACGACGGGCTGGCGTTTCTTTCCCGGTTGGAGCCGCAAGTTTATTTTCTTGGCAACCACGAAGCTCGCCTTAACACGCTTATGGAGTCTCCGCGTGCCATTGTAGCCGCGCTAGCGGCTCGCGTAATGGCGCAGATTCAAGACCGCGCCAAGGCAATGCGGTGTCAGGTTGTGGACTATAATTTTCAGCGAGGCTGGAGGCTCTACGGTGACGCGTTGTTCGGGCATGGATATATGGTCAACGAGAACGCCGTGCGTGATCATGCGGAGGCAATCTGCGAAGGCGCAGCCAATAAAGTAGTGATCGCACACCTCCACCGGGTGCAGCAGGCCGAGGGGCGCAACAGGGCGCACCCGACTGGGTATTGCGTTGGCTGGTTGGGAGATGTCAACGCGATGGGCTACGCTGCCAATCGGCGGGCTACAACATCCTGGAGCCGTGGCTTTGCGTGGGGCGAGTTCTGTGATACAGAGACCGTTGTATGGCTCGCAAAAGAGACAAAGGATCAGCAATTCCGGCTTCCGGTTTGACGCCGTCGGCTATTGCGGCGCTCAAGGCCGAGTTGCACGGCACACCTGCACCGGATGGATGGTACACGACGGCAGAGATTGCTGCCATGCTTGGCGTGCAGTTTCGTCGTGCCGAACGGTTTTGCGTTGCAAAGGGTTACCCTTGCGCAAAATACACGGCCCAAACTGGCGACGGGAAACGCGTGCCGGTGAAACATTTCAAAGTGCAATGACCGACGCCGAAAAACAACAATTCATCGAGCGCATAGCCGCCGAAATCGGCGAGCATTTTGACTGCGTGCAAATACTTGCGCACGACTCGGACACAAACACTTACACGACTTTTGAAGCAGGCTCTGGCAGCCTGTTTGCGCGGCTTTACCAAGCCATGCGGTTTTCGGAAGAGACAGGAGAAACAGCAGAAACACAAGAAGATGACGACGACGATGAATATCAGCCAACGGGGGATTAAGGCACTTATAGGCTGGGAGACCGGCGGGGAGAGCCTGTACGACCGCAATCCTGAATGGCCCGGTGGCGAGTCTGGTGTCACGATAGGCATTGGTTGGGACTTGGGGCACACTCCTGTCATCGAGACCACCAGGGCGTGGGCAAAGCATTTGGACGCGCAAACCATGGCGGCACTTGTCGGCGTTTCTGGGCGGAAGGGCGAAAACGCCAAGACGATTCTCCCGCATGTTCGGCACCTCATCATTTCGTGGTCTGCTGCTCTGGCCGTGTTTGAGGAGACAACGCTCCCGACTTGGTACTTGCGCACCCTTCGAGTCTACCCGCAGCTTGTGGATCTCCCGGGAGACTGCGCGGCGGCGCTGGTCTCGCTCGTGTTCAACCGAGGGCCGAGTCTTGTGGGGGACCGGCGCATCGAGATGGCTGCGATCCGCGATCTTATGCGCGTCAAGGAATGGCAGCACATCCCTGACCAGTTTCGCGCAATGAAACGGCTCTGGCCGGAGTCCCGAGGACTGCGGCGGCGCAGGGACGAGGAAGCCGATCTTTTTGAAGCTGGGTTTGCAATGCTCGGAGAGTGATTTGGGACTGAGTCCCCGCAAGTGGCCGTATGGTGCGCGGAGAGAGTCCGCGACAGGGTTTTGTAGTTTGTCCCTCTTGAAACAAAGGTACTTGCGACAATTAGTAGACAGCAAAGCGGGCTTTGCTAGGCTAGCGAAATGATAGTTATGCCCGCAAACGCCACTGGTTGGTTTTGGCATTGTCTCGCCAGAGAGACGGGGCGTATTGGGCACTTGTTCTCACCTGGTGCTCAGCGTGGCCCGTGGCCGTGGTTTCCGTATGCACTAGACAACGGAGCGTTTTTCGCGTGGGACCAACGCGAAAATGTTTGGCGCGAGGATCGATGGGACGCCGCAGCATGGCGCAAAATGATTCGATGGGCACAGGCGCAGGTCCAACAGCCGCGCTGGGCAATTGTTCCAGACTGGATTGGATGCGGTGAGCGGACAATTGAACGCTGGCACAAATTCCAGCATGAGGTGCCGTTTCCTAAAGCCTTAGCCGTGCAAGACGGCATGAGCGTGCATGACGCTCGCGAGCTCGCCCCGGATGTGATATGCGTGGGCGGGACCACTGAATGGAAGTGGGCGACTGTTGAAATGTGGGCAAAATCCTTTCCTCGCGTCCATGTTTTGCGCGTCAATTCCCCCCAAAAACTGGCTTACTTGGACCAGCTCGGAGTTGAGTCTTGTGACGGCACCGGGTGGAATCGTGGGGACCGCACGCAAACGAGAGGACTGGAACTTTGGGCGCGCACCAATGCAGAATTGACCCAGTCCATGTTGTCGGACTTTGTTTGCAAGCAACCCAACAGACAACAACTTACCTTTTTATGAGTCCACACGAGCACCACGCTAAATGGTTGGAAAATAATAATTTACGACCAGAAAAAACACTCCGAGAACACTGCCGGGAGATCGGAAAGCTCGGAGGCAGCGCAAAGTCCGAAAAAAAAGCAGAGGCAGCGCGCCGGAATGCTTCCAAGCCGCGTCCTAAAGCGCGGGAACTCAACGCTTTAAAGCGGGCAAAAAAATCTCAAAAAAAAACTAGCCAACCGCGCTTAGTTAGATAAAGTAAACGCCATGACAACAAACAACATGACCGCCGCAGAAAAAGCAGAAGCCAAAGCAGACCTTATGTTTTTGCTTGAAAAGCTGACCGAAGAAACCATGAAGCCAGCGTTTGGGTCACAAGCGCCACGCGAAATCTTGGCAAAGATTGACAAAGTGCTCCACGAGTTGGCAGCACTAACAGCCTAGGCCGAAACGCCCCTTCGGGGGCGTCCACCCGTAATGCGGGTGCTGACGAGGCCACCTTCGTCTGAGAGTGAAACAAACAACCAACAGAGAGACAATGACAGCACTTCTTTTTACCGTCGAAAACGTGTGGGTACTGGAACCAACCACACCAGGCCTTTCGCGCCAATTTAACACCGCGCGCGCTGCCAGGGCATGGGCCAAAGCGCACCGTGTAACCGTTCGCCGCGCAACTAACTGCGACAGCCGCTAACCGCCATGAGCACCTCACACTATTCTTCGGGCCCGTACCAAGGCCCGCAACCAGCACCGAAACTAAACAAGCGCCGCCATTCCGTTGTTTACGCAACTGGCTTGAGCGTCCTTTTAATCGCCGACCTTGTTGCAATTCAGCACGCTGAGTGCGTTGGTGAGGCGCTGATCATTGCCGGGCTAATTATTTTGACCGTTGGCGCACTTTGGAAAGGAGACCTGCTATGAGCGGGATGCACGGATCGATGAACGGAAAACCGTGCTGGTCACCAGCAACGCGCACTAGTTACGCCGTCCGAGATTGGACGCCGCAGGAGGTGGCAAAAGCGCAGTTGCTGGAGTTGCCTCGCTTAATTCAGGCCGCGATTGCCAAGGGGCTGGTTAAACTGCCGGAACCGAAACCGCAGCCAGAAACGCATGAGCAATTGCTAGCATCTTTTCCCGCAGTCATCGAAGCCGCAGTCAAAGCCGGGCTGGTGCATCGACCAGAGCCGGTTCCCGAAAAGCCGAAGCGGATTTTTGCAGGCCCGACGACAAAGGCGTGCAAGTGTGGGGCTGAAATCCACATTTACTCGACAATGTGTAGGCCGTGTTACATGGAAAGGGCTGGAAGGCCCGAAGAATTACCATGCGAATATTGCGGCAAAATCTTCCTGTTTGTAAAAAGCAAATGCTGTTCCCGCGAATGCGGGAAACTGCTACGCGCTCAACGCATTACCGAGGCAGCAACGCGCAAAAAGCCAAGACCGCCGCAGACTTGCATTGTCTGCGGGATAGAGTTCCCGTGGCGGTACACCGGGAGGAAGTTGCCAGCAAAGACCTGCACTTTGCCATGCACAAGGGAGGCGGCGCGCCGGAATATGCGGACACTTGGAAGCAGCAGGAAAAAAAACTGAACCTGACTACAAAATGAAAGCGACACAAACCACACTAACACCTGCACTTGCGCAGGCACCAACGCATCCCCAATGGGTTCGCGCTGAACAGGCGAAAGCCATTTTTGGCCTGAGCCACAGCACTCTTTATAAACTTGGAAAATCAGGCCAAATAACGACAGCGTCTATTTGTCAACCCGGCAAGCGACGCGGACGCCGCTTTTATTCTGTCGAGTCTATCCGTGCGCTCTTTCACAACTCCATGGGGCAAAATAAGTAGCAATGAAAATACGACACTCATCACTTCCTAAGCTCGCGCTATGCGGGCAGTACGAAGGCGCTCCCGGCACCTCGGAAGCAGCAGCACGCGGCACAATGCTTGACCGAGTCTTCCGGGATGCTTGGACCACCGGCGAATATCCGCGAGACCTCTCGGACGATGACGCCGCAGCTGTGAGCTGGGCCATTGGCCGGTGCATTGCGCTCAACGGCGGCGCTGACCAACTCACGACCGACGAGGCAGCGTGCAAGGTCCGCACCGGCGGACTTGAGCACGAAGGCACCGCTGACGGCGTTGCCGTGCGTGGGCAATGGTCCATCGACCTTAAGAGCGGGCAGATTTACGACTACCAGGCACAGATGGCAGCATATGCGCTGGGGTTGATGCAGACGCACTTTGTGGGGTACTGGACCACGCACTTGCTGTTCTGTGACCAGAAGCAGGTTGTTAGCCACCGCTGGACCTACCAAGAGGCGCATGACCTAGTGCGCAGAGTGCTGGCCAATGTAGGCACCGCGCCAGTGGAAAACGACTACTGCGGGTGGTGCGCCAAGTCCCTGACTTGTCCCGCCAGGGTTGCCAGCAAGGACAGCGCGCTGGTGACAGTTGCCGGACTCGCGCCGACCGTGCAAGACGAGGGATTCCTCGCGCTGCTCAACGACCCTGACCGGCTCGGGCAGTTTTTGGCCGCGTGTCAGACGCTCGACGACTTTCGAGACGCGGCAAAGGAAAAGGCTCGCGGATTACTCGAAGCTGGCGTGAAAGTGCCGGGCTGGAGGTTACAGAAGCCGCGTGCGTCCGAGTACATTGAGGCCGAACATGTGGCTCAGGCAGTCACCAACGGCACAATCGGTGCCGGTGACGCAATCCTAGCGCAGGGCTCAATCAGTCTCAAAAAGGCTCAGGCTCTCTGGAGTGCAGCAGGGGCGGTGCTGCCGGATGAGCTGGTTCAGCGGAAAATTGGGCAGGCTCCACTTGTACAGGCAAAATGAGCACCCAACACTACATCGCCATTGACCCAGGTGTAGGTGGCGGCATCGCCTA